GGCGCAAAGCCAAGGTTTCCTGACACCGGAGGAGGAAGAAGCGGTCGATGCCTTGCCGGAGAACGACAGGGCCATGTTGCTGGATGGCATGCAACGGTTCAACGACGCCGCCGATGCGGTCCTAAGGGCCGGCACGTCCTTGGCTGAGGGGAGTCCGAGCCATGAGAGCTAACGCGCATTCACGCCCCGCCTACACCGATCAGGAGCTTTTTCGCGCTTTACTGCGTGCTGATCTCTATACCTTTACTCAGAAGGCATTCCAGACGGTCGTTCCTGGCGTGACCTTCTCTCGGAACTGGTCGACCGAAGCGGTCACGCACGCTCTTGAGAAGGTCGTCCGCGGCGAGACCACGCGTCTGATCATCACCATCCCCCCGCGCCATCTCAAGTCGATCTGTGCGTCCGTCGCCCTGCCCGCCTTTCTGCTCGGACACGATCCGACCAGGAAGGTCATCTGCGTCAGCTACAGCGATGACCTCGCGGTGAAGTTCTCCAACGACTGCCGCGCAATCATGCAGGCCGCCTGGTACAAGCAAACCTTCCCGCACACCGAGATCGATCGGGCCAAGAACACCGAGACCGAGTTCCGGACGACCAAGCGCGGATATCGTCTGGCGACGTCCGTCGGTGGCACGCTGACCGGGCGCGGAGGTGACGTCATCATCATCGACGATCCCATCAAGCCCCAGGACGCGCAGTCGGAGGCGATCCGCAACAAGACCATCCAGTGGTACGAAAACACCCTGCTATCGCGCCTCGATGACAAGGTTCATGGCGCCATCGTGCTGGTAATGCAGCGCTTGCATCTCGACGACCTTGCCGGACACCTCCTGGAGAAGGGCGGCTTCGAACATCTCAATCTCCCGGCGATCGCGGAACAACCGGAGACCATCCCACTCGGTTATGGCCGGATGCACATCCGCAAGGTCGACGACGTCCTCGATCCCGTCCGGGAACCGCTCTCGGCGCTGAACAAGTTGCAGGCCGACATGACGCCGCTCCAATTCAGCGCCCAGTACCAGCAACGGCCCATTCCCCTTGAGGGCAACATCATTAAGCGCGAGTGGCTCCACTACTTCAAAGGTGGCATTCCCCTGACTTCCGGCGATTACTTCGTGATTAGCTGGGACACAGCAATGAAGTCGTCAGAGCTTTGCGACTACTCGGTCGGCACCGTGTGGCACGTCCAGGGTCGTGGTCGAAAGAAGAACCTGATCGACGTCGCGCGCGGTCGGTTCGAGTATCCGGAGCTCGTTACACAGGCCGTCGCGCTATACAGGAAGTGGAAGTTCGAGGGCTTCACGACTCATCTGGTCATCGAGGACAAGGGCTCGGGATCCAGCCTCATTCAATCGCTCAAAGCGGAACGTATCTACAGCCACTATAAGCCCAAGCTTGATGGCGACAAAGTTATGCGGCTGACCGCGCAGGCCGCGGAATTCCACGCTGGCACGATTCATCTCCGCGAGGACACGCCTTGGATCGGTGATCTCGTCGCGGAGCTCTTGGGATTCCCCGGCGTGCGTCACGACGATCAGGTCGACTCGATCTCACAAGCGCTTGCCTGCATGCAGTGGGTCGAATCTCATCGCTCGGGCCGCGTGGAGCTGAGGATTTGAGCGGGGATAGGAGGCGGATCACTTGTTGGCGTCTTTGCCCGAAAAGCAGCAGCAAAATGATCCAGAAAGGACTGGCGTTTCCCGGCGAATGGAGCGGTACTGAAGGGGTCCTGACCGGGCTTTGGCCCGAGCGGAATCCTGCCCCGCCGGCTTGATCGCCATTGCGGGGCTTCGGTGGTGGCGGCGGCAATCGCCGTCTCAACCGAAGGAGGGCTCCGTGAAACTGACTGATACCCAACTGATTCTGCTGTCGGCGGCCTCGCAGCGCGACGATCGTGCCCTGGAACGGCCGTCGAACCTGGCCGGTGGCGCCGCCGCCAAGGTGGTTGCCAGGCTACTGACCGGGGGTCTCATCGAAGAGATCCCATCGCGCGGAGCGCTGCCGGCGTGGCGGCGCGATGAGGATGGCGCCCGTTCGCTGCGCATCACCCGGACGGGTCTTCAGGCGATCCGCGCAGAGGATGAAGCGGTCGGCGTATCAACCGAGGTGGCAAAGAAACCGTCCGCCCCGTCAGCAAAATCACGCAAGGTGGTAAAGCCCGGCAAACCGACCCGACGTCGCGCCGATTCCAAACAGGCAAAGGTCATCGCGCTGTTGAGCCGGTCCCAGGGGGCCACCGTCGCCGCGATCATGAAGGCAACGGGATGGCAGCAACACTCGGTGCGCGGCTTCTTAGCAGGCGTCGTGCGCAAGAAGCTGGGGTTGACGCTGGTGTCGGATAAGGTCGGGGACGAGCGCGTCTATCGCGTCCCGGGCCCTGACGCTCGACGGCCGGCCAAAACAAAGTCCCGGCGTGCGGCCTGATCATGACCGTGCCAGTGAGCGAACTGGAGGACGAGATCGCGCGCCTCCGCGATCTCGACCTCTCCGGCCTGCGGGCCCGATGGCGGTCAGTGTTCCGCCGCAAGGCCCCCGACCATCTGGGCCGGCATCTGCTCTTCCGCATGATCGCCTACCGTCTGCAGGCCGAACGTCTTGGCGATCTCGACCGTGACACTCAACGCCTCCTCGACCGGGTCGCAGCGGGTAGCCGGAAGGGAGACGGACTCCCCGAACCGGGACACCGCCGGCACGGCTTTCAGCCCGGCACCGCCCTGGTGCGGGAGTGGGACGGCAGATCTCAGCGCGTCATCGTTCTGGATGAGGGCTTTGCCTGGAACGGCACCACCTATCGGAGCCTGACCGAGGTCGCCTTTGCCATCACCGGCACCCGCTGGTCCGGCCCGCGTTTCTTCGGCCTTCGCCCTCATCGGGAGAAACGGTCGTGACCGGAAAGCCGAAGCGGGTCCGCTGTGCGGTCTATACCCGGGTTTCGACTGAGTACGGGCTTGACCAGGAGTTCAACTCCCTCGATGCCCAGCATGAAGCCGCAGAAGCCTACATCCGCAGCCAGGCCCATGACGGCTGGACCATGGTGCGCACCCGCTACGACGACGGCGGCTATTCCGGCGGCTCGACTGAACGTCCCGCGCTGCAGACATTGCTGGCGGACATCCGCGACCGCAGGATCGATGTTGTCGTCGTCTACAAGGTCGACCGGCTGACCCGTTCCTTGGCCGACTTCGCCAAGCTGGTGGAGTTGTTCGACGCCCATGGCGTTTCGTTTGTGTCGGTAACACAGCAGTTCAATACCACCACCTCCATGGGCCGGCTCACCCTCAATGTGCTGCTGTCCTTTGCCCAGTTCGAGCGCGAGGTCACCGGTGAGCGGATCCGGGACAAGATCGGCGCCTCCAAGCGCAGGGGACTGTGGGTCGGCGGCATGGTGCCTCTTGGGTACGTCAGCCGGGACAAGAAGCTCGTCGTCGAGGAGGAAGAGGCCGAGCGGGTCCGCACCATCTTCCGGCGCTACCTCGACCTCGGCAGTATCGGCCCGCTTTTGTGTGATCTTCAGGAGCGGTGCATCGTCACCAAGATCCGCCATCTCTCGGATGGACGGACGCGTGGCGGTATTCCCTTCACCCGAGGCCCGCTCGCTTATCTCCTGCGCAACCGGTTCTATATCGGAGAAGTCGTCTTCAAAGGCGAGGTCTGCCCCGCAGAGCATCCGCCAATTCTCGACACCGACCTGTTCGAGGCCGTCCAGCAAAAGCTTGCTCAACAGCGCAATGGCTATCGCGTCGCCCGGGCAAGTTCGGACGCCCTGTTAATGGGTCGCATCTTCGATGACCGCGGCAATCGCATGAGCCCGAGCCACAGCCGCAAGGGGGCGACGCGGCATCGCTACTACGTCTCCTCGGCCCTGATCCAGGGACGGCCGCAGGCGGCGGGCTCGGTCGCTCGCATCCCCGCGGCCAAAATCGAGGCCGCTATCGTCAATGAGGTCCGCCGACACGTCGGCCCAGATGCGCCGAGCGGTGACACGGAGCTCATCGCTGAGCACGTCCGGCGGATCGAGGTGAGGAAGACCGAAATCGCCATCTCGCTGGTGAGCGAAGATCACGCCTCAGACGGTGACACAACACCGACTGTCGTTACCGTGCCGTGGAGCAAGACGGCCCACCGACGCAACCACGACGTCATTGTTCCCGAGGGCTCACCACCAGCGGAAGCTCGTCCGATCCGCTTCGAGAGCCGGCTCAAGCTCGTCAGCGCAATCGCGCGGGGACGGCAGTGGCTGTCCGAAATCGAGACCGGTACCGCGACGATCGACGTCATCGCCGCGCGGGAGGCGTGCAGCAAGCGCCACGTCAGCATGACGATATCATTGGCTTTCCTCGCGCCAAGCCTCATCAAAGCGGCTGTCGATGGTCGGCTTCCGCGCGGAATCGGTGTCGCCCGCCTCTTCGATGCACCGGTCGCATGGTCGCGTCAGCAACAGATGCTGGGGTTCGCGAACCCATGAGCTTCCGAAAAGCAGCTCATCTGATATCTCACATAATCGCATGCTCGGCAGTTCGAGTCCTACCAACTCCACCACGCAGTCCTGCGCAATTCCGGTTTCCTGGCGCCGTCGCAATAGTCTTTGACTTTCCGCGGCTTTGCCGCTGGAGACCCGGGATCGCGCGGTCT